ATCGCCAACCATCACCCCGCCAATATATTTTTCGAGGATAGCAATAGACGCATCGCCAGAAACGGTAACGGTTCCCATCGAGGTAGTCTGCACTTCTTCACAGGGATGCGATACGGTCAATCCGCTTTTGTATGTCGTTTGAGCAGTATTGATTGTGGGCGTCATATTGATTACGCCGGAGTGCACAAGCAGATCAGTCCATGCCACGCTTCCCACGGGATTAGGCGCAGCGCTCATCTGTGTGAATCCGCTACCGTAACTTGTCTCTTTGCCAATAGCGATTCTGTATTGATTTCCAAATCTATTAGCCATTAGTAGCCTCCATCATATTCGTTGTCATCCGGTTCGATTGATTCTTCGTTATCCGGTTCGATTGCTTCCTCTGCTTCCGGTGCAGGTTCTGCGTCAATTAAGATATCGGCATATGCCCTTTTGACGGCTTCGGGATAGTCTCTTGGCTCGCCGTCCAGCAGATACGCTTTGCCATCGTAAACGCCGTAAATGGGCTTATCATTGATTGATTTCATTTTCATAGTCGTGAGTCCTTTATTTGTATTGATAATGTTATTGAGCTTGTTTGTATGCTGTTTTGTGGTTGCGCGTCGGTGACATACGGAATTGAGTCGTTGAAGTAAAGCTCAGATAGATTTACCGAATACGCAGTCCCGCCCATGTTGAGGTCTTGCATCAAGCTATGTGCGCAAGCAAAGATCAAATCTTCGTGGTGTTTTGTCTTGGCGATTCCCGTCTGTGAGATAATGTATATTGTGAGCGCATAGTCAAGCAGGACACATCCGCTCGGCACTGGCGTTACTGGCGTGTTACCGGAGCGCAGGAATGCCATTGGCAGGAAATTGCCAATAGCGTCAATTTGTTCAGGATAATCCAAACAGCGCTTGATGCCCGCGGCGATTAGCCGGGAGCGCACAATCTCTTTAACCGGTTCTATTTTATTTGTCACTTTTCACCGCCTTGCGAATTGCAGCCGTGAGCATATCCATAATGCGCCGCGCTTGTTCCGATGTAAGGCCAAAATGCTTGCGCTGCGGTTGACCGTTCCCGGTTTGGTGGTATAGCGCAACCAATGCGCGCTGGCGATCGCCATAGCTGATATTGGCGTTATTATCCGTAGCCACGACCAGCATTGAGCGGTGCATCTCACCGTTAAATTGCAGATTAACGGGATCAGTAACGCGACCAGCTTCGCTTTTGTATTTGATGTATTGTGGCGAATATGGAGCGAATGGCATGCCATCAATGTCGATGCCTTTCTTGGTTCTGTCTATCATCATGCGGACGGCATCGATACCGATTTTTTTCATGGCAGATGCGCTGACCGAAAATCGCAAATTTGTGCGCGGCACAGAAATAGTATCAATCCTCATCTTGATAACATCCCTTGCGTTACGATGCGATTTGGATCTTTTGCACTGCCATCGATATTGATGTTAATCCGCTGAATCGCGGATCGCAGTTCAGCTGCATATCGGCGCGCGTATTCTGTTGCCTTGGTTTGATACAATTGATTGAATCCGCTATTCGCTAAATCCATATAGATAAGCTCCAGCGCTTTCATGTCAACAGCAATTGCAAGCGCGTCAATGTTGGTTATTGCATCGATAATTTCGGAATCAGTGTATTGGCTCAGGCGATTGTAAAGCGCTGTCAATACATCGTTCTCCACAATAACATGAGCCAGATCAACCTTGTCTTGCCATGTACGCGAAGATTGGCACACAGTCCATGCAGACGCGTCTGACAGCGTTCCTGTTTCAATACCGTTAGCGCCAAAGAGATAAACGCCATGCCCTTCATTGAGCGCAAATGTATCAATGTGCGCATCTCCGGAATCGTAAAGCGCGACAGATACAGTCTGCGCCGGCGGGATACTCAAAAGATTATTCTCTGCCGCAACGGAAGAAAAACCGCCCGCGGCAAGAGCAAATATCCCTTTAGCGACATTATTAGAAACCGAAATCGTAGCCGGTGACTCATTAGAAACAGAGATCAAGCCCCATGATTCTGTATATCCGCCAAGGTTATTGATCTCTTTTTCCCAGCGTGAGATCGTGTCAAGCGTTGCAAGTGTTTTCATTATACATCCTTAAATGTGCGGGGCGGCAAGGAGGAAACCGCCCCGCTTAGGAGTAGGAGGGAGTGTTAGGTCATCACCACATAAGCGTCTACTTTCTCAGTTGACTCATTGGCTGTGGTGGTATAGGTTAGTTTAAGGAAGCGATAGTTATCCGGGAGCGAATCCGGGATAATCTCTTCTACGATGGTGTCTCCAGCAGCATAAGAAAAGCCATCTGCCCCAGCTGTTTTGGTAAAGATCACCTTGTCCAGCGTGTCAGTCGGCGTGCTGTCGGAGCCATAGCTTGCAGTAATGGTGAGTGCTTTCCCATCGGCAATAGTAATACCGGTGTTTGCCTTTACTACGATTTTAGCAAGTCCACCAGAATTTCCGCCATAGTCAACGACATTGGTGGAATCTGCGCTGCCGTTGTTCGGCAGGGCTTGTGCGGAGCTGAGGATCAATTTTTGATCCACGACATAGGAACGATTTTTATAAGCCATTATTTACCTCTTTTTTAATCCAGCGCAGTGGTTTCTGTGCTGAGGATT